CCTCTCATTGGTCTTGAGTAGCACATCGTCTCCGTTAATCAGGAGTGGTGCGGTTCTCAGACCGATAGACGCTTGAATACCAATTTCCATAGCCAAACGACAGTAAGCTGCATTTGCGATGCACAAAATTGGAAAGCTCACAATGGAACCCATGAGCTGACCCCACTTCTGCTCTGCCCGGAGCTCGGGGATCAATTTTGCCTCCTGGCGGATCGTGTCCTTTAAAAGGAAGAGGGCCATTTGGTCCCCTTTACACGACCCCTTGCGGAGGGCGAACTGTTGCTTAGTCCAAGCATCAACCTTCTCAGTCATCAAGAAGACATGGTGGATTAAGGCCCTGATAAACAACTCCTGCTCCATAGGTGTTAACTGAAAGTGTTGCGAGACTCGTCTTGCAATACACTCAGACACCCACGGGGGGAAGTTGTCCGTTGCGGCCTTATAGTCACCGGAAAGATATGACTGTCCGTCTTTCAAATCCTTACCCATTCTCGATTGCACCGTCTCCCAACCAATCGGCTTGCCGACCAGTTGGAAACAAGGGTGCCTACGAAGAACCGAATGCATTTTCTTCTGAAGGGGCTTCAGGAAGAAGTACGTAATCGGGGGCCCTTTTGAGATCGTCCTGATCTTGAGGGCCTCGGGCAAAGGTACTGTTTTGACGAGCGGCACTTCATGATGCGCCGCTACAATCACATTCTCCTTTAATGTCTGCCATCTGAGGAAAAGGGCTCGAGAGTCGACTTGAAGAACAGTGGGCGGATCGCCCCGACTTTCATAGTCGAAAGGAACGAACAATGGATAAGATCCACTGTAGTCGGACAGACGTTGTTTCTCGTCGTGCTCCCCGACAACAGACGTGGTTGTCCGTTCCTCGGTCACTGTGAAGATGGTAGATGTATCCATTCTGACAAGGGGTTGCGGTGACTTAAGACCTTTTTCTTCTATTAGGTCCATCACTGCGCCTACACCACCCATGGAGTCACGGGAGTAGTTGTAGTTGGCGTTAGTCGACGGGAAGTGGGGACTGATCCAGTCCTCCTGAGACATTGTCTCCTTCTCGAAGATTTCGTCAACGGTACGAATCAACTCCCTCTCGAGATCGTCTCGAGAGATTAACTCCTTCTTGTAGGTTGACTGTGCCTCAACCATGTCAGGATACTTATCACCAAGCTCTGCTGTGCGTGCCCACGTCGTCGCTATCTCCCCAGTAGCTACATCTAGCACCGGGTACTGTACCGACAACGGCCGCGCCGTAGTTAGGTCGGTCTCAACAGCGATCGCCTCCTTCTTAAGGGTAGCCTTGTTAGCACGAGGCATGCCCTTCTTCACACCGTTCAGCATGGTCTGCAAGAACGAGAAAAAAAGGATACGATCCCGAGAGATCGACCGAATCCACCGCCCGGCTGCGCCACCAATGAGGTATTTGGCGGCAGCAGGGTGAACCCGGACATCCTCCGAGTTCCACGCTGGAGTTTCTTTACCTGCTGGAAGTGCAGGTCGAGCCGGAATATCCTGGCCCGTCCAAGCGGAAAAGAAAGCAGCAAGCTTATACTTCACGGCCTTTATCCAGCCGTTA